GTGCGCTGCAGGCTGGTGGAGATCTTGATCACCTTGCCCACATCGAGCGTAACGTCCATGGACTCCACCAGCGCGGCAAAACTCTCCGTGTCGCCAGTGGACACCTGCCCCGCTTCCAGAGGATAGGTGATCTGGAAGAGATAGGCATTGGCGTTGTCGAGGAAGGCAGCCTTCAGCGCTGTCTGCCCAGCGTCAGTGGAGACGCGGTTGCCGGTCAGCGCCAGCTTGCCGCCGTCGAGCAGCGTCTTCAGATATTCCTTGGTGATGCCCGACTGGAAGTTGGTGGTGTCCTCGACATCCCACTTGTAGCCGCTGATCGGTGCCTGGGCGAGTTCGAAGATGGGAGTATAGCCGAGGGTGAAGGTGAGCGCGACCACAGTGCCCGATGCAGTAGCATTCGCCGAGAGGGTGAGGATGCCCGATCCGATGGCAATCACGGTCACGCCGGAAGGAATTCCAGTGCCACTGATGCCCATGCCGACGGAGTAACCCGAACCTGACACCGCGGTCACGTTGGGACTGCCCGAGGCCGTGGTGGCCGTGAGGCCGGTTGGGACCGTGGTGCCTGCGACCGCTCCAATGCCGAGCACCAGGCCAATGGTAGATTGCGCTTTGCTGTTCTTATACGACATTGTCATTCTCCTGGGTGAATCAAGATACCTGTGCCCGAAAGCCCAGGGTCAAACAAAACTCTTCAGCTCGAGAAGTCAAACCAGAGGTAAAACTCGCTCATGCAGCGGTACTGCCGCGCATCGTTCTCGAAGTAATCAACGGACTGAATCAGGTCGGCCTTCTGCAATACCGTCCCATCCGAAAGTGTGCCGCTGTAGCCGTTGAGCAGTACACGCGTCGCCTCCCGCAGCCCATTTGCGTCTGAGTAGGTGTTGCCGTAGTGGTCAAACTGCACTCTCAGCTTCTGCATGCCGGAGGTCTGGAATGTTGGCTCGCTGGACCCTCCGACGATCTGGTAGGTTGCCGCCGGCAGCGTGGGGATCTCCGGAAGAGTCACCGGAGACAGACGCTCTGCCGCGAGGGCTTGCCATGCGGACGCTGTAGTAATCAGCGCGAAGAGGCCAGTCAGGATCATTACTGCCCTCCGTTGATCTCGAGACACAGCAGGTTGACAAGCACATTGCGGACGTCGACGTTATCGATCGCCTGCACAAGATAGGCGTGGGTTATCCCCGACGTTGCGTTCACATAAACGATTTGCATCCCAGGCAACGCACTGGGCTGGTCGGCTGCGGCGCGGATCGTGATGCGGTGCGAAACCTGCGCGCTGAACTGGCCCTCCTGGTAATCCTCCTTCGACGTGAGCAGCGCAATCTCCGCCCAGGGCGAACGAATGGTCGTCCAACTCTTCACCTCGCCGCCATAGCCGTCCTGCGTGGTCGATTGCTGCTGAAGTTGCACCTGATGACGCAGACGCGCCGGATTCGCACCTGGCCATTGCGGTGTTCCCCTCATCCCCTTGTTGACGATCGTCTTCGCCATGGCTTAGAGCCTCAGATCGCGGAGCGGGTAAAGGATCGCTTTGACCGCTGCCGGAATATTGTTGTCATCTGGCACGCGGTTCTCATACCAGTGAGCCACCAGCAGCTTGATCGCAATCAGAATCATGTCGGGCACCGGCTGCCCCAGATACGCAGTTACACCCGTAACAGTGGTGGTGGCCGCGGTGGCCAGAGTCGCATTGCCGCTATCGTCGACGCTCGCAATGACGGTGACCAGAACGGCGCCCGCAGCGCCCGCGCCAGGTATGGAGATCGGCGAATTCACGTCCTGCTGGGTGAACGAGTAACCCTTGACACCGGTAAGCACTGATGCGCTCGCGGCGAGGCTCACCGTAATATTCCCGCCATACCCAACGACATAATCCACAATGACCGCGTTGGCCGTGACGCGGGCAACCGGCCACATCTGCCCAAATAATGGCATCAGCCTCGCTGGCTGCGAAGCGAGATCCTGAATGTAGTCATCCGGCGTCAGCAGGACGACCGGATCTCCGTTCTGATCCTGATATTGAAAATTGACAATGTTGGCAACCGGCGGATACGGAAGCGCGATCGCATAGCGAATGCCCACCAGGACCGCATTCGATCCACTCACAAAGGGCGAAGAGACGCGCTGACCCGCCATCTTGAAGTCGACATAGCCAGGGAAGAAGTCCATGAGCAGACGCATGGTCTGATAGAGAAAGCGGCGTTGCGTGTAGACCTCGCACCAGCGCCGCGCGGCAGTGATCAAGCTGGTGATCAGTGCGACGTCCGAGTTGGAGTCGAGGCGCAGAAATAGATTCATATCTGCAGCGACAACAGGCTCCGACGCCGGCTGAACTAGAGTGAGCAGTCCCACGGTTAGTCTTTCTCCTCTGATTTCCTGCTGCTTTTGTGCTTGAGCGGCGCGCGTTCGACAACAACGGGCTCGGCTTTGCCGCTCCCGACCCACTTCTCAGCGAGTTCGTCATGAAGCTCGAGGACATCGCCTGGCTGCAGCGCGAAATCGCTCGTAATGCCGTAGTGAGGCATCGGGAGGCCCGCGAGTGATACAAGGATGCGTACTTTCATGGTCTGCAACTCACTTCAAAAACGAAGGGCGGCCCGTTGTGGACCGCCCGTCCGGTTGATTGCTGCGGTCTAGGTTGCGGAGTTCTGGAAAGCAGCGATCGGGTGTGTACCGGCGTCCAGCAGCTGCCCGTCTGCGCGGAGGAAGCCGATATAGCCGATCTGCAGGTAATCGGCATAGCGCTCGACCAGCCGCAACACCGTGGTCCCGCTTGCGACGCGGCGCACCTTGTAGGTGGACATGTCGCCAAACAGGACAGGGTAGGCGCTCACGGCCATCACCGGCATGTCGTTGTTGATGATGTATGGCTTGTCCAGGATGGTCTCCGGGAAGCCGTTGCCGAAGCCGGCGGTGATGCCCGGCTGCCACAGAGGACGACCCGCCGTGTCTTTCAACAGGCGAAGCGCCTTCAGTGTGGAATCGTGGAACATCCACTTGGCAGAGGGCAGGTTGCGATAGGCCGGATCGACGAGATGCATGGTATCCACCAGATCGATATAGCTCATCGTGAGAGTCTCGCCGGTGGCTCCCTGCGTAGTGTTCCCCTCAGCGATGACCGCCGTCTGGATGCCGTCCGGCTCGTTGGTCCCGCTGCCGACCGTCATCTTGTTGTTGAGCAGACGGCCGAGCCGGGTGCCCAGCGACTTAGCGATGAACTGATCGAGGTTGAAATAGGAGTCCTCAATCAGGGCCAGCGGAACGAGGATGCTGTCCGACGTGAAAATGTAGCTGTTGAACGTCACCTGTCCGAACGTGAGGTCGGTCTCGGTCACCTGCGTGTTGACGCCGAGGATGCGGCCTTTATTCGTGGTGTCGTTCACCGTCGGCCAGGGCATCGGGTTGCCGGTCTCAGTCGTGAACTCGCCAACCTCGCCAAGGATGCCGCCAAAAAACTTGAGCGCTTCCTCAAGCTGATCGGAGAATCCCTGCGGGATCAGGTAGCCGCCGCCCGTGGTCGTCAGTGTCTGGGCATTCTTGATGCTGCCCGGCTGCGCACCGCGGAACTGCATCTTGAAGAAGTTCTTTTCCTCGGCGTTCATCCCTTCCAAGCCGTGGCGAAGATATTTCGAAAAAGCTGCGTTGTGCAGTCTCTTGTTTTCCTTCTCCGCCTCGGCGCCATAGACGTCTTCGCCCACGGTCGCGGCAATCTGGTCCCGATCCACGGTGCGCAGGTCCTTATCGATCGACTCGACCCGCTCCGCGCTCTTGATGCTTGCTTCGGCTGCAGTGTAATCGGCTTCCAGGCTGGCGAACTTGACCTGCTCTTCCGATGTCAGACCACGGTTTCCATCTTTCTTCGCCGTGGCCACGATGGCGCGCAGGTCAGTTGCCAGACGCGCCAATTTTTCACGCTGATCTTTTGCGTAGCTCATTGTTTTCCTCTTTCGCTTTTTTTGATTGGCACGTGCCCGCGAACGCCCTGGCGCCCGTTGCATCGCATGCCGCTGCTCGTCGGCCTAAGCCGGTTGTGCGAGCCGCAGCTTTTGAACTTTTTTCAGGCCCGAAGCAGCTTCAGTCGAGCCTCGTATTGGCTAAGATTGGAATCTGCGGCGCCGGGTTCCGTCGCCATCGCGTCGCAGTCGCAGTCCATCGCGCCGCAGTTCTGCGAATCGCAGCCGGTGCAGGTGCACGCCTCGCAGTCACCATCCACACAAGGCCCGCAGGCGCAGGTGCAGATGTCGTCATCCGCTTCATCGGCATCGCTTGGCTTGAAAGCGGCTGGGACGTTCTTCAGTTTGGCCAGTTGCTTGAAGGATTTCGCGAGTGCCATTGCCGAATCATCATCGTCATCGGTAGCTACGGCAGTTGCGAACCCCTCTTTGAGACAATCGTCGGCAGACATCCAGGTCTCGGCGTCCATAATGGCCTTCACCTGGGAAGCCGTCTTGCCCGTCCGCGCCGAATAGGCCTCTCCGATCGAAGACGAGATCTTATCGAGTGTGTCGGCACACTTGCGCATATCGTCGCCGTCGCCCATACAGAAGGTCCAGGCATTGTGCACCATCATCATCGCGCTCTTACCCATGGTAATAGTGTCGCCGGCCATCGCAATGATCGATGCGGCAGAGGCTGCGATCCCGTCGATATATACGTCGACCGGCTTTTTCTGCGCGCGCAGGAGATTCATAATCGCGACACCTTCGAAGGCGTCGCCGCCTGGCGAGTTGATCCGCACGGCAATACGGTTATAGACGCCGGCGCCGTCGAGCTGCTGCTTCACCGTCATCGCTGTAACGCCGCCGTCACCCCACCAATCGGCGCCGATGTCCTCATAGACCAGCAGGTCGAGTGTTCCGTCAGTCTGCAAGGAAGCACGAAAGAACGGCTTGAGTTTTGCCTTCGCCAAGCTACCCTCCTCCACATCAATATCGTGCTCTTTGGCCGCAGCCTTGATGCGCCCGCGGGCCCTGCTCTTCTCTTCGGCGTTAGGCATATCCGTGGAATTCCAACGCGCGATCGCGTTGCGGAGGTGACTCTTCGTCTTTTCGTCAGTCGAGAACTTGATTGGAAGCTTCCAATCCTTCGTCTCGGCTGATCCCTGATAGGCGAAGGCGGACTTCTCAAGGTCCTCCCCGTCGACACGTTTCGTCTTGCTGTCGGCGGCGATTCGACTGCCGGAAATTGCTACGATATTTTTGCTCATAACTCTCCAATCAGCGCCGTTTTCAGCGCGAAGTAAGCGTCTTCCGTTGCCTCACTCGCGAACTGCGAAGCATTTTCCTTCGTCCAGTTTGCACTGCGACCCGCCAAGCTGCCCGCGTATCCACGCACAAATCGTTCGTCCTCTTCGTTGAGGCCGCCCGGCAGGTGAAGCGCGAGAATCGCCTCGGCCATCGAATTGACCACCGGATGCAAAGCGCGATAGGCAAACTGCTCGTCGCGTTGTTTACGATTGACGATCCGGCCGACAGCGTCGCGAAATAAGCGACGGAAGCTATTGACGAGAGGAGCACGATAACGGTCCGCAACCGGTGCGGGATCTCCCTCGTCCGGATCCGTATCACCCTTGTCTGGTGCTGCCGGCGTCGCCTCTGGACCATCGTCTGGGCCATTGAGTAGCGAGGTGAGCGGCACCGTATTCATCGGAACGATGCGGATGTTGCCGCCCTCCGCTTCGCCGATGGGGTTCTGATGCATAGCCTTGAGGCAGTCATCGGCACTGTAGACCCCCATATTTCGCAGAATATTCAGCCCTGTGGTCTGCGATACATAATCGCCTCGCTGGAAATCGTTGAAGTCATGCCCACAATGGAAACTTCCACCCAGGAGCTTGCGATTGAACTCCTGCTCGATTCTGATGGCCCACGGCCGGAGCGTATAGCGAATGTAGTCGAGCGACTGATGCTCGATATTGTTGTTGGTCGACCGGGTGAGGTCCTGCAGCAAATGCATGGGAACGCGGAATAGTGCGGCGATCTCCGACCGTTGAAACTGGCGTGTCTGCAGAAACTGCGCGTCGTTCGGCGCAATCGTCATCTGCTCCCACTTCATGCCCTCTTCGAGGATGAGCGGCCGAAGCGCATTCTCCCCGGTCATCTGCTCCCGTAGCGATTTCTTTAGGTTCTCCTGTGCCTCAGTATCAAGTTCGCCTGGATGGGACAGCACGCCGGTTGCTCTCGCTCCATTGCCAAAGAATTGTGCTCCAAACTTCTCCGCTGCAAGCGCCAACCCAAATGCATTCTTGCATGTGCCGATGGGCGACAGACCGATCAGGCCATCTGTCGACAGCCCCGAGATGTGCAGCATGTTCTCCGGCTCGATGGGGACCGGCATCCTGTCTTTCGTCGCGGTGGTGACATAAATTAGCTCGCCATCCAACAGCGTTGGATTCGTCCGGTCAGAGGGAAGCAACTCGAGCGAGACGACCCTCGCAGCCTTATCGCGCCGGATAAAGGCGTATGCGTTGCCCCAACCCAGCACGCTTGCCAGGAGTGCCCCACGGAAAACCACCGACGTCATCTTATCGTTGGGTTCATCGTGCAAAATCGGGTAAAGCCGATGGCCGGTTGCCTCGCGGATCGAGCCATCCGACAACGTCTGGAAGACATCCAGAGGCAAAGATGAGAGATCCGATGAGATGACGGCAACGCAGGCAAACGCGGTAGTCAGCCGCATGGCCTGTTTTTCGTTGACCATCACGCCGGCATCGGATCTTCCGATTCCAAGCGACTCTACAAGCGCAGACCAGGGTAGAAGCGGCTGCGCTGGATCCTCCAGCGAGTAGTTCCGGATCCCCAATTTATCTGTGAGCAACCCCATCAGGACCTATCTTTCTTGCCGATCTCGATCAGATGAACGAAGCCCAGACACATCAAACCGAAGACGACGGCCGCAGCTGGCCTGCTCCACATCGCAATACCACCGATAAACGAAACCACACCGACCACGAGAAGCGCGTCCTGCCGATCAAACTTCATATCGTGAGCAATCCTCGCGTCGAGTAAATCGACTTCTTTGGTGCCTCAGCGAGCATCGCGCGGCCGATGCCGTTGAACATCGCCGAGGCTGCGTCGATCTTGTTGCGGCCATTGCGCACCTTCTTCGGGAAGATGTTGCCGCGGTTATCTTC